AATTTACTAAATTCAAATTTTGCTCTTTGTAATGCTTTAGAATAATTACCCTCTTCATCAAAAAAGAGATCTGCTATTTTTCCTATAATACCACTTCTTCCACCTTCATCATAACCTATTCTACCACCTTTAGCTAACTTCAATCCAAATTCTCTAAACAGATCTAATTTAATCTCTTTAATTTTATCATCATCTCCTGCAGCTTGTGCTTCTTCTAAAAGTTTAAATAGTTGTGAAGGTCTACTTCCTGTACCATAGCCTATTCTGCCTCCATCTTTTTTACCGCCGAAGAAATTGTTTAAGTAACCTGCGTACTCTTCTTTCTTAGCAGCTTTAGTTGCCTCATCGTATTCTTCTTCAGTTCCTATATCCTCTCCAGCTTCATCAGCTATTTTTTTAGCATCCAAATATGTGAGACCAAAAGATCCTGCAGCAAGTAAAGCTGTCTTATCTAGTGAACCATCTTTGTTTGTAAATACAGCTTTTAATCCTTTTTTACCTGCTTCAACTGCAGCTTGTCCATAATCACCTGATTTAATTAAATCAAATATCTTAGGCTCCGATTTAATAACAACATCTTTTGTTACTTCAGTAATGCCAAAAGGTTCTGAAAATTGTTTATACTCTAAAGGACTAACATAAGATCCAGGATCCGCACCAGGAACAGGTTTACCTGCCATTGTTAATTCTCTTAAATCCATTCCTGTTTCAGCAATATTTTTACTTACAGCCTCAGCTGCTTTTTCATCAACCCCTATTGGTGTAACCTCTTTCACTGGTGCACTAGGTTTTGAAAATAATTTACCTAAACCTGTTTCTGTTCCAAGAGGAGAACTGAATCCTCCTTTAAACCCTTCAAGGCCACCTGTAAATGCTCCACCTTGAGTAAATGGATTTTGTTGAAATCCTGCACCACCTATATATCTAGCCGCTTGACCACCTCCATAAGTTAATGCTCCTCTTTTAAAAGCATCTCCTAAATTTCCTGTTTGATCAAAAGATCCTATACCTGCCATAGCTCCTGCCAACGCAGGGTTAAATGGTGCAACAAAAGGAGCAGCCTTAACAGCTACTTTTGAAATTTCATTAGGGATAACTTTTCTAATTGTTCGTCCTATCTTTTTTAAAAGTCCAAAACCTGTTCTACTACCCATTGGGATACCTGCATAATTACCACCACCAATGTTTCCTGAAGCGACATTCATTATTCCGCCGCCTTCTCGTAATTGTCTGTTCATTTTTGATCTAGATATTGCCATAATTTAGTTAAAGTTTAAGCAGGTAGAAATCCTGTAATTTTACACATTACTTGGTTTTTGGAAACAAATCAAGAGATGGCATGATTACTTTTACATCTCTTCTTATCTCTGTTTCAGGTATACCCTTATCTTTCCATTCCTCCTCTGTTTTGTATATTTCTCCTGTTTTTAGGTTAGAAATAGTGGTTATAATTTCTTTTGGTTTTAAAACTTGCATTATGCTGTTACCTCTCTTGGCTGTATTTCTAATATTGAGGCTATGACGTGTAGTTCGTTTGCGTCAGCAGCTTGTACTTTAAGTATCTCACTCTCCTCCATTACAAGAGGTTGGGTTAAAAGTTCTGTAGTTGCTTTAGATGCAATCGCTTTATCCTTAAATAGATTGAATATGGCACCACTAGAATTTACCAATGTTATAGTTATTGTAGATCCTGATCCAGCATCTTCTGATACCAACAATGATTTTATAACAGTGGTTGTAGCACTTGGCACCGTGTACAAAGTTGTATTATCTGTCGTAGTTAAATCTACTTTTTTATTTTTAAAACTATTAGCCATTAATTTAAAAAGAAGTTTTGTGCGTCTACCTCATCCTTTAGTTCTTGTTGAAATGTTGTGTTTAATTTTTGCACGATGGCATCAAGATCTCTTACTTGTGCATCAGCTACATCTTGTCTATATTCTTTACTTGGTCTTGTTAATATTTGAACTATCTTTGCCATTATCTTCTTCCATCAGGTTGTATGTCTAATCTGAATCCACCGAGTTTCCAATTTTGTGAAGATCCCGTGTTAGCTATCTTTAAAGACACAGCTCTTGCTCTAGCTCTTGTATCTACTTTAGTTGTGCTTGAAGTAATTGTAAAAGGACCGAGTGGAGAACTTGCTTGTGTACTGTTTGGATAATTTCTTAAATTCAAAGTAACTTGTGTGTTACCTGTTTGTGATAAAAAATCTGGTACAAATCTTCTAACCTTCATTAAAAACTCACCATCTCCTCTAGTATCTGCAAGACCACTTTGAGTTCTTGTAATATCAAAATCTCCTGATTGTATATTAGCGGTTACAGCAGTTACGGCTGAGGCTGTGACTTGATCCGTGCCTGTCTCATGTTCGTAATATATCGTACAACCATCTGTATTACCAACAACATCATAAGATGTATTTGAGTCTGCATCATAATCTGTAGCATGTGGTTTACCAAAAACAGCAGAGTCTTGCCATGTTGTTCTATCTAGTGTGCCTGTTGTCCATATAGGTCTAGCAGGAACAGATTCTTGATAGTTATAAGTTACACATCTGTTTATTACAGTAGAATTTTCCGTGCAATAAAACCAATTAATCTCACCAAACAAATTGTTTAGTCCCGCGTTAATTAATTGTGATGCAGTCGTATTTAAATCATTGTAAACAAAATCTTCAACTAAACAAGTTAAGGTTTCAAGAGCACCAGCGTATTTAAAGAATCCATTTTCTGACATCCAATACGCAGCACCATCTACCTCAACAGCTGCATTCTGACCTATTAGTCCACAGTTAGTTCCTACTTGTGTAAAACCAAAAGTAAAAGGTGGACCAATAAAACGCATCGTAAATAATGCAGTGTCTGTCCAAACATAAATAGCATCTCTACCTCTAACGGCTCCTACGATTCTAGATCCGTCGGCTAGTCTTTGTGTACCGGCTGTATTGGTTGCTGTAGGCGTATAAGTACTGATATCCTCTTGGTCTGAGAATCTAATAAACATTTGATCTTGCGTAGATTGATCTCCTATTGTTGTTTCTGTTCCAAAAAATACTAAGTGTCTATCTGGAGTAGATACAATCATATCTCTTGATGCTGTGGGTGCACCTGAAATTATTGTGGCTCTATTGGAGGTAGCGTTTGCTGCGTTAGAGTCCCATTCAAATACTTGTCCATTATGTATAAGTGCAATAATCTTATCACCAAAGTTATCAATTGACCACATGCCTGGATCAATAACCAAGTCACCAGATGCAGCTTCTCCCCATGCCACATAATCAGAGGAATTAGTTACTGTGTCTGCATTAGAGTGCGTGGCCGCTGTAGTATTTCTAACTCCTCTTGTTACACCTGTTAATGTATTACCTGAAATACCTGTGTAAGAAATTTCTTCATTTCCTATTTGTACAAAGTTAGTACCAGATGTTGGAAACAATGAAGCGTCTGTTAATACAATTGTTGTTGTTGAAGCATTGATACCACCATTTAAACTTGTTGTAGCTTCACCTGATACTGTTCCACCCCACTGACCTAAACTCCAACCAAAACCTGGTAATTGTCCAGCAGGACCAACACTATAATAAGACTGAACTCTTATACCACCAGAAGTAGTAGCTCCAGAGCCACCATCAGTTGTTGGCATGGTAATGGTGATAGCTGTCGAAGACACTATGGAAGTAACCATAAATGTTTTATCATTAAAGTCAGACGCACCAAAATTAGAATTAGTGATTGTAGAAAAATTATCTAATAATATAATATCGTTTGCTTGAAGATTATGATCTGTTGAAAAAGTTATTGTAACCACTGCTGAATTATTTGTAGTTGAAAAAGCGTTAGATAAAGTTGTGGTTGCTCTAATGGGATGTATATCATAAAACACACCTCCTGAATAAGCGTACAAAATTCTGTTTGTTCCTATAATAGAGAATTTATTACCTGATTTATTAACAATGTGATGCATTGCTCTAGCAGCACCTGTAAGTTTATTTTCACCTAGTTGTTGCCAACCTCCTATTTTTTCAGGTGTATTGTATCTAAACCTAACATTATCTCCATCAACCCATTGACCTTCGGCTTGAGTTTCAGTTAATTGTTTATTAAATCCAGGTAAAAAATTTATTTTCTGTAACATAGAACTCCAGATTATATTAGATTGCGTTGATGTTCAACGTTATTTGACTATTCCTAGCATAGGTCTTTTATCATACAAATTGGACTTTGCAAACTGTCCATCTGCATGATTATAGTGCAAGAATACTTGACCACATAGCTCGCCCTCAAAAGGCTCTCTCCAGTGCTCTAATTCACAACCAGAGTAAATAAGCATATCCCCTGGTTTTAGGTCTACTTTTACACCTTTGGGTGCACCAGGCTTATGTATGCCTTTATGCTCGTCTATGACGTTGTCAGACCCCGTAGGATCGATAAATATAGGCCATGCATCTCCACCAAGGTTTAGTGTGGTTGATATTTCACAGCTAGGCCTATCTTTATGTCTTTGTAAGATATTGCCTTTTCTATAAAGTCTTGTGTAAGAATAAGTAGGCACTAACTTAAGTCCTGTTTTCTTTTGCATCACAGCTATAGTTTTAACTAACAGTGTTTCCATTAACCTATCTCCATATTTAGCGTAAGAGTTAGGAACTTGTGGGTCATTAAAATTACCTACAAGTTTATTACCTACATGAGTTACACCATTCTGTAACATCCAATTGTCTGCCTCTGCTGATATTTGTAAATACCTATAAGCTATGTCGGCTACTTCTTTTGATATAGCACCACGAATAACTTGATATTTATTTTTCTTAAAACTCATATTTGTATAAAATTATAAGATACAGATATTCTCCAATTCTTCTCACCTTTTTCTGTATTTAAATTTATATCAACACCGTGGGGAAGCCAAGATGGAAAAAAGATCATACGTCCTTCTATGGGTTCGTAAGCACATACTCTCCATAAAGCTTCAGGAAGATTATCTACTCTTCTCGGCATGTGTGTATTTGGCCCGGGTCTAGGATCTTCTAAAAATAATTTGCCTGAGTTCTTTGGAACTTTAATGTAATATACACCTGACCACATAGAGTTAGGATGTGTATGTGTTTTATTATAACTGTATGTTGGATTAATATTAGCCCACATATTACCAAGTCCTAATTTACCTTCAACACCAAAATCTTGATTACACTCGTAAGCCATTTTAAATAGTTCATCGATAAGAGGTCTGTATTCTTTTCTCTTATCCATGTCAGTTTTACTGTGCCAGCCAAAACCAGAGTTGGTTTTCTTTTCTCCTTCAGGATCTGCTTTACGCCACTTTTTTATTTCTTTAAATAAATATTTATTAAGTTCTTTAGCGTTGGGTATATCTTTAAAATAAACAGCTGTTGGAAATAATATTTTTCTGTGAAGCTTACTCATTTAAATGGTGGTCCTCCAAACCACATCACTAAAGATTTTCTCACACCTTTTTTAACAGGTGCAACTTTGTGTCTTAAAAATGATGCAAAGAATATAGCTTGTCCTTGTTTCAAGGGCAAAGGTTTGTTATCACCCATCTCTGAAAATAAAAGATCTCCACCTGTAAACTCTGATGGATCTGATAATAAACAAGTCATAGATATTTTACGTATTGGGTTTTGACCATCTTGACCAAAAGCATTTAAATCCATGTGCCAGTCATAGAAACCTTTCTTAGGATATACGGTAAACTGTGCGGGTTCAGTAAGTGTTACACCATCAAAATAAAAATGATTTAAGTTTACAATAGATAATTGATTCTCAATAACTTTGTACATCTGTGGTAGTTTATCAAAAGGTATCCAAGATATAGTTGTTACTCTTTTCTTAGTATCATACTTACCTACTTCACCTCCACCAACTTTTGCTTTTTCAGGTGCACACTGATGACCAGCATCTATAATCATCTTACATTGTTGAGGTGTAAAGATAGGTTGTGTGGTTGTGGCAACATAAGATTGCCATCTAGGCATTCTTGGTATCATTCTATTTGCCCCGATCCAGTTCTTGAAGATACAGGATTGTAATCAACATCTACATTACAAACTAATGTTCTTCTTGTTTCTTTGGTTCCGTTGAACGGATATACACAATGTCTCATGTCATAAGGAAAAACATAAAAGTCTCCTATTTTCATTTCGGGTGAGTAATCTG